CAACGTCAGCAAATAAACCCATTATTGAACGATGACCACCAAACAATAGTGAGCCAACTGTTTCAGTGATAGCCATGCTTTTCTCCAGACAATAAAAAACCGCCTTAAGGCGGTATTAGAAGAAATCAATTTATAGAGATAAATTAAATATTAATTTTTAGATTTACACTCATCTAAAATTTTTAATATTTTTTCGCACTCAGTTATCGCTTCATCAGCATCAGATTGATGGCATTCGTCAGCTAAATGATAATCTGCCATTACACGTCTGGAATGGAAAGTTAACATTTTATATCCAAGCCCCTTTAACCTCTGAGTTTTTTCACTTAAAAGTGTTTTACTCACCCTTTCGTGGGAACCACCCTTAACTTTATCAATATCAATATTTAAATCTTCTTCAACAAAGTTCTTAACTTCATGATACGCACAATAATAAGCACGACTGATACACGATCTTGCATCAGCCTCATTGCTAGTATCTAGTTTTTTTGAAAATTCGAGAAATTCTAAAGCTTCCATTCTTTCAAGCAACATCTCTACTTTCTTGGTGATCAAAACTAAAATAAATTGATATTTTTAGAAGATCATCAAGGGGAATTTCTGCCTTAATAACGTTTTCCACAAAGTCATCGTTTAATTCAGAAATATCATCTGCAGTTAAGTGTTCAGGATAGATTATTGTATTTATCATATCATCTAACTTACAAGCTGCGATTTTAGTCTGAGTATAAAATTTTGAGTACAATACTAAATCACTGAGATTTATCATTGATCTATATGAACTCACTGACACTCCAATTTGCTCAATAAATTCAATATTTTCATTAACTTTTAGAATAGTTTCTTCAATTAATGGTAAATACAAATCCGTATTAATATTTAGTTTTGTTACTAATGTTCTGATTTCATTTAATACATCTGGATATATTAAAGAATTGGATAAAGTTAAAATTCTATCCAAAGTTTTTGCACTTGGCTCAATATTGAATGCTTTAACTAAATAACTTAGAGCATCTTCACCCTTTCCAAGCATTAACAATGCTTGAGCATAATCACATAAAACCAAACTATTTTCATAATTTGATAAAGCAAGAGCTTGCTCAAAGTTTTTCTTAGCGATTTCGAAATTATTTTCGTAAACACCAATGATCGCTAATATTCTTTTACTATCAACAATATCACTTTCTGCCAATGATTTAGCTTGGGTCTTCCATCTATGAATAGTGAACTCAGAAGCATTTTTGCGACCAAAAACACCAATCTGGTCAAGTATTTCATGTGCTCTTTTCTTTGGAGCAAGCATACCCATCACCTATTTATCATTGAAAACAACCCTTAAAAAAATTTGGATTGTACAATCCAATAATAACATGAAAAATTTCCCGTTACGATCCCTCAAAATTCTTAAAGAAGGATCTCATTTTTCACCAATAATGTGTTAATGTTCTAGTAATTTATGAAATTATTCAGAGAACTTAATAAGGAAATATAAAATGTGGAAAATAATTATACCTGTTTTGGTCTTGTTCTCTCTGAGCTACGAAATTGAGGGAAAAACAATTTTTAAGCATATTGGTGACTATGTCGCATCAAGTATTATTAATGATATTCACAAAACTAATAAACAAATTGATAAACAAGCTGCAAACTCGAATAGTTAAAAATTCTATTTCCCGGGCAATAAAAAACCCACCGATTGGTGGGTTTTGATTCAAATAAAAGTTTAGAGTGGTGAATTGTAACTCTTACCAAGTTTCTCAAGTAGGTCAGCAGTTCTTCTTGTATTTTGTTGAATCTTGAATATAACCACCCAAAATTCAGCCCAAAGACGAACTATCACCGAACCAAAAATTAAAATACATATACCAACAAAGACACCCAAAGAGCCTGATGTGTATGGGCTTGCTGCTTCTGGAGGTAGACTATTGCCACCTAATCCCCCAGCAATCATAACGCCCCCCGTAATCCATACACACAAAAGTAAGATCCAGTATGCAAATGTGACGATCTTGGTTGACAAAACGGCATCTAAAAACAGGATACTTTTCATTTTTCCTCTTATCATGTATATAGTTAAACTATTACATAATAATCTATTGATGCTCAAAAATCACCCATTAAACCATTGTTATATATCTAGTTAATTAGTGGTTTCACACTCCTCGCCATTTGAATCATTGTATTTTCATTATGACGCTGTATTACCTGAGCAGTTTCATTTGGGTTGTCCGCACCATTGATCGTCATTTCAGTTTTATGGGGCTGATAAATGGTCACATGAGACGTTTTAGAGTTTACAGCATTAACTTGGTCTTTATGAGGGTTATTACCAAAAGGAGCAGTATTTCTAATATTTAAATTGGTTGAGAGTTTAAGTTAGAAGACTCACTACCTAAAGAAATAGAAAATGGTTTAGTAATATATTTGGCTAAATCTTTCGTTGTTCCATGGCCGTGCACATTCTTTCCTGAGCCAAAAACCAAACCATTTTTTTTCGATTTTTCGAAAAAGGCATCTACCCAAGCATCCCTGTTTTTCTTATCAGAAACGTAGGGGTTAGCATAATTCAAATGTCCACCTACACCTCCAGAATATGAGGGTAAAATATGGTCTATGTTTTTGATAGTGAAGATTCTTTTAATTTAACATATGATGAACTTGTCGAGATTATTAGTAAGGCTCGGATGACTGGGCCACAGATGATTCCTATTTTAGGAACGGTTGATTAAAAGGATTAAAATTAAATGCAATACGAAAAAATACACAAGATAACTAGCTCGGCTCTTAAGTTTTTTGAAGACCATCTTAAATCTCCAATGATATGGCAAGTCTTTCCCAGAAACTTCTGTGAGGAAGCAAGTAGCTTACTATTAATGATTCTTCAACAAGAAGGCATAAATGATTTTAAAATAATGAAGGGAACAAATATTGAAGAAGAAAATCATTATTGGTTAGAAAGTGAGGAGTATGTTATTGATCTTACAGCACATCAATTTAATGGAATTACTTCACCTTTTATACTTATAGAGAAAAGTAAATACCCCTTAAATAAAATATTTTCACTGGATATACATGAAATTATTGATTTTCAAAATTGGAGTGGTTTAAATCCATATGAGCCTAAAATTCAAAGTATTTTTTATGTAGATTATTACAAATAAAGCCCTCCTCAGAGAGCTTTCACACAAATACCTACACTCACATTGCTATTGATCGTGTGGGCTGTGCATCCTGTTAGGAGAAAGCACAGCAATACTAAAGCTTTCATGACATCCAACTTTTAATTTTGGCTAGATTGGCTTTACGTTCAACTAAGCCATTTGTACCACCATTAATGCGACGGGTTATAGTTAAAACGTCATCACGATCTGCAAGTTCATTCAATCCGTTGTTAGTCCAGAATTTACAAGCGACTAGCAAGCCGATACTGGGGATTGCTACAAGTTCGGGATGGACCTCTCTAAAATGACAAAACCGCCATCGAGGCGGTCATAAAATGAATGTTTTGTTAATTGGTTGTGAGGATTCGGATAGGGATAATGGCAATCGCCTGGTCATCCAGCATGTTTTCTACTGCTTCATATACTTCTACAGTGCCCTCGATCCAGCAGTGCTCTACCAAACCACCTAAGGTTTGATACTCACTAAAATCAGGATGGTCTGGCTTAATAGCTTCACGTACACGATCGATGAAAATATTCATCTGTGATGATGGGGGCTTAGCTCTATCAGCCTCATGGATGTAGATATAAACTTCAGCAGCAAGTTCAACTTTTGAATCCATACCATGTACCGGTACTTCTTGCTGATTGCCTTGAGTGATAAATATGGCAGGCCGTTCATCAGGCAATACATTATTAAAGTGACGTAAACGGCGACTTACTGTTTTGAGCCCTTCTACCCTTGTACTTAACCGATCAAACAGCGCTTGATAAATTGCTTCACTATCCACCTGCTATACCTCGCTGAATTGCTGCATCAATATTTTTCGGCACAATCTTGGCCACGATATCCAGTGAATCACGCATGAACCGCAATTCTCTAAACCGAACATTCCTAGAATGGGCCTTAACATTGACCTGAACAGGTGAAATAGGTCGGCCAAACGCCTGTTTAATTGTCCTCAGGTGTGCTTTAACACCCAAAGCACCATTTAGACCAAACTCATGTGCAGGCGCATAAGGCACCAAAGCACCACCAGCTCCCACGGTTCCCTCAATGGAATCCTTATCCTCATCCACCTTTGATGAAACGGATCCTCGCAAGCGCCCTGACTGAACTTTGAGTCGTTGGCCACTTAACATGTCTTCCTGAACAATCCGCTGTAAGCGCAAAGTAAGAGCGTTAACCGTGCGTCTTATTTCAAACCTAACGCGATTATTCATCTCATCAAAATTGACCTGAGCATCAACACGATAATCGCTCATAGCTTAATTACTCTTTAGCAGATGCTGCCGATTTCTTTGGCTCAACAACTTCAACATAACGCTCAAAACCTAAGGGCTTTAAAATATGGATAATGTCACTATCAGATTCTAAAACGCCGTTTTTGATATCTAGGTTTTGCCCGGCAATAACGAGTTTTGTTGGCTTATAACCTTCTGGTGCCTGATATTTAAAAGGCATGGGATTCTCCTATACAACAAAGGCACCAACGCCTAAACGATTAGGGTTTGTGCCTTCATCATCGATTGGAATGGAATTTTTTAACGCAAGATAGCGCTGGCCATACATGCTGAGATCATAGAAAGCTTCTTTCGATGATCGTGAATAACTCACACTTTGGCCCGCAATTGTCATACTTGAGGCAGTACCAAAAGCAGCACCATTGCCGCTTGAGATACCTACTTTAAGGATATGTGCTGCATATAGACCTACAGCACGTTCCTTTAATGCCCCGAACTCAATTTGAGAAACAATCAGATCCGCTTCTTCTAAAGCATCCTGAATTTTTGCATCTGGCAAAGACATTAAACTCGAATCAGTCGAGAACTTTTCACGAAACGTTTGTACGTCCATAGACTCACCTTATTCTTTAGCCTGAGCTAACTTAGCTTGTAACTGCTCAAGTGTTTCATCATCACTGAACGTTACTTCAAGCTCTGTTAATTCAGCCTTCACGGCGGCCAAAGCATCTTCATCAGTGGCCTTTTGTTGCTCACCTGCTGCATCGTTTTGCTTGCCGCCTTTACCGCCACGACCACCAGTTTTACCCGCTGTTTTTGGCTCATCTTCCGCAATTTCCTGAACTTCAAGTTCACCTTTTTCAACGAGTGATTTAAAGGCTTTACCTTTTGAAATACGTGTGAGATCCGCAGCACTAACTTGCACAGTTTGTCCCTGACCGACCTGAATTCCATCAAAAGAAAAAGCGGCCTGAGAGCCGCTGTAAGTAATTTTTGGCATGTTTAGTTATCCTTATTCAACATCGTAGTAGCGGAGAGAATCGACACGTTTTAAATAGACACCTTCATACATATAGTGTCCCGGTGTACGCATCACATAATTGATAGGCTGAGCAGCCAAGAATTCCAGTTCATTACAACGGAAAGTAATACAGCTCGGATCACGGCGATAAATAATACTGCGGTCAGTACCACCTTCACCTTTACCTTCAAGCATACTTTCAGAAGTGAATGTCAGTGTTTTACCTTGCATTGCAAAGGTGTTCTTTTCCTTAATGTACTCAAGGAAGGTTTTACCCGCTGAATCCGGAACGATACGGCTAGCGAGAATAGTAAACTTATTCTCAGGCATCACAAAAGTATCTGGTTGAATACTTCCATCAAACTTAGAAGCATTAGAAGCACCTTTAATTGCCTTATTGATATCGGCAAGAATGACCTCTACTGTAGCAGTCGTATAATCTACCGTAGAAGTAATCACCTCAACACCTGTTTGATTATAGAAGCCTAGCAAACCAGTTTCTGGCTCGCCAAACCAAGCGACATCACTCATGTGATTTTCATAGGCCAATCGAGCTGCTGCAACTTTGTCAGTCGTTAACTGGATACCTGCTTTTAAGGCAGCTGCAGCATCAAAAATACTGATTTCATAACCAATAACACCAGGCTGTACAGTGAGTTTTACTTCATCGTAAACAACTTCTGCTAATGGCACATCATTGCCTTGACCTGAGAAGCGCTTACCACGTCCTACGCCTCTCTTACGTTGCAAGACACTAGCCGAACCTATAACTGCACCTTCCAATCCTTCAATCGGTAGGTACTTTGCATAAGCTTGGGCTTCAGCAAGTTGCGGTGTCATTTCATCGATTGATTCAAGCTTTAATAATAACTTGGCAAAGTTATCTAAATTAAATGCATCCCCTACAGCGATTTGCACCCCATGTGCAACTGCTGATAGGCGGATTTTCATTTGTTCTAATTGTTTTGACATTGATTATGCTCCACGTAAACGAAGAATAGCTAATCCATCAGGACCAGTGATGGTTTCCCAAGAGGCATTAGGTAGTTCCGTAGAATCTAATGCTGAAGAAGAAAGTGAACCAAGTGGCGCTTGGGCAGTAGGGTTCGAAGTACGTACATAAACCTTCGCATTGATATCGATCACTGGAGCTGAAGGCTTCACCCAGATAGAACCGATTTGCATTACAGGTGCACAGTCCTTAGCTTGATACGCTTCTTTACCTAAGGCATTTTTCCCTGTTTTACCTACGTGCTGAAAAACGACTACACCAAACTTTGTATTAGTTGCACCAGTTACCGCGCTAACTGTTTTTCCATCAGCAGATTGGACCACCACTTCGCCATCACTAACTACGCCTATACCAGCAACTGGCAAAGATAAAATTTCTTCGGGCATGTGCAGGCGAGCACGCATACCCGGAATAGCTTGAGGGGTTAAAGACATTTGCAGTTCTCCAGTTAATTAGAAACTTTGTTTCCAAGCTTCTTTTTTGTTGTTTGGTTTAGGCTCCCCATCTACTGGTTTACCGTCACCAGTTTTAACTTGCTGTTGCTGGTGAAGAGCATCACCAACAGGATTAGAAGGATGTGTACCCTTCACAGCACAGAGTGCACGGAAAGTTGTGTCGATCTGCTCAGGTTTTGCATCACCTACTGATACGCTACCCATCAAAGCAGTTACTAATGCATCGCCCGCTTTTGCAGCAATAACATCACGCTTGATTTGCTCACATGTACAGCCTTCAGTTTTAACTGTTGGTACCAATGCCTTAGCATCGGCAATAACAGCAGCACGTTCGGCAGCAGCTTGTTCAAGTTTTTCAGGCGTCATCTGGTTCTTTTCCAGATCACCTACTTTTTGCTCAAGAGCAGTTTTTTCGGCATGCAACTGATCTACGACTGCTTGGATAGCTCCAAGCTCATCACCGATAGAAAATTGCTTATCACCAACTTTAAGTTTTGCAGCCTTCAAGTTTTCCAGCTGCTCTTGTTGCTGCTTTAATGCATCGGCCAGAGGCGTGTTATCGCCGATGTTAAAACGGATACCGTTTACAATTACTTCCATTGTTTTATTCCCCTTTGGTGGAGTTTGCTGTTTGTCACCGATGCGGCAATCACCACCACAACGGCCATATTTAACGAGTGCTACGTGATTGCCAATAAAATTGGTAAATTTGGCTTGATACGGCGTGCCATCTGGCGCAGTACCCTGCTCAACGATTAATAAGGCTCCATAGCCAAGCGACATTTCTAGCCGTTCGTTGCTTTGGATCAAATCAATACTGATCTTGTCTTTAATGAGCAAATCACCCACCAGATAATCGCCTTCCTGCCGAACGTTCTCACAATAGCCAATGTGATAATCCTTCCAGTTAGAAGCGTTAATTTCATTCTTAGGCGGGTGATAGTCAGTAGCGTCTACACCATTGAAGCTTTGAATAGCCACAGGCTTGAAAAGCTCTTCTGCAGGCGTGTAGACATTAATGATTTGATCTGCTGTATAACCTTCCAGTGAAGGAAACTCATACGCATAGTACTGACGTACTTGAGGCGCTTTAGCTAAACGAACATTGACGCATTTCAGATACCCCTCTTTGGTAAATGAGCGTGTCGATTCGCTTGGCGCAAAGTCACCAATTTTGAATTGGTAAATGGTTTTCATAAATTGCGCTCAATAAAAAACCCACCAAATGGTGGGTTTAAATATTTTTTAAATGGTTACTTATCTTTGGCTAGGAGTCTTTTCAAAAAAATGACCATCTATAAGTTGACTTAAATCTATTGAAGTACTAATAACACTCCAATCTATCGTATTAAGAAATAAAACAATCCAAGTTATCATTAAAACAAGCCCGCTTCTGATAGGTACTCGACTAACAGAGTATTTTCTTAGTATCAGCGTAAGCGTCCGCTGAATCCCATACCTATTTTTTAATTCGATTTAGGTTTCCAGCAGTGCGGCAGCAATTCTTCAATTTGGGTCACTTTGTGTGTCGGTAACCTTTTCAGCACATCACTTAAATAGGCATACGGATCCAAGCCATTCAGCTTTGCTGACTGGATTAAAGTCATGATGTTTGCCGCTCGCTGACCACTGCGCAGCGAACCTGCAAACAGCCAGTTCTTGCGTCCCAACGCCCAGGGACGCATCTGATTCTCTACCCAATTGTTGCATATCGGTAGATTGCCATCATCCAGATAGCGGCTTAAGGCTGGCCAACGCTTCAGAGTGTAATTGATAGCCTTGGCGGTGGGAGAACTCGATGGCACTGTCAGATGATGTTGGTTGAGCCATTCATATAGTTGTTGCATCACTGGTTGACTATGCTGTTGTCGGTATTCGCGGCGGTCTTCCGCTGTACCATCGGTCTTTTTCCTGAGTTCTGCTTCTATCGCATACAGTTTCTGAATCAGCACTAAGGCCTGTTCAGCAACCTGACTTTTCCCAGTTACATGCAGTTCATGGAATTTACGACGTGCATGGGCCATGCACCCTACCTCAATCACCTGGCCTGATTTAAAACGTGCTTTATAACCACTGTAATCATCACAGACTAGATAGCCCTGCCAGCCTTTCAAGAACTCTTCAGCATGCTGGCCTGAACGACTATCCTGAAAGTCATAGATCACCGCCTGAACTGGATTATACTGTGTGGTGGCATAGGCCCAGACATAACCTTTCTTCGGTTTTTTATTATTCTCACCCATCCGCATGATGGTGACCGGTGTTTCATCTGCATGCAGCACCCGCTGTTGCAGCACCACCTCTTTTAAGGCATTGGCCAGAGGTTCCAGTTCTACACCGCAGCGACCTATCCAGTCAGATAAAGTGGATCTGGACAGATCAATGCCAGCCCGCTGATAGATCAGGCGCTGACGGTACAGCGGCAAATGATCGGCATACTTCGATACCAGCACATGGCTGAGCAATTCAGGTGAAGCAATGCCTTTATCAATCACATAGGCGGGCATCGCTTGCTGAGTCAGAGTGTCACACTGATCACAGACCCATTTACCACGCACATGCTGTTCCTTATAGAACTGTGCCGGTCTGAAATGCAGTTTTTCACTGACATCTTCGCCGATACGACGGAGTTGGCAGCCACAAGCACATTGGGTTGATGCAGGTTCATGCTCAATACGGATGGTGTGTAGATGATCTGGCAGTGGTCGACGTTTAGGTTTATTGGTTTTGGCTTTCTGTGTCGCTGCATTGGTTTTATCTGCATTTAGCCGTTCCAGTTCTAGATCAACCGCGGCAATATCTTCTTCAACCGCTTCATCCCACAGATGGATTTGTTTTGCCGTTAAGTGTTCATTCCTTTGGGCGAATTTGTGCTTTTTAAACAGCGCCAGTTCATGCTCGTATTTTTGATTGAGAATAGAAAGATGTTGAACTTTGGCATCCAATTGTTGGTTTGATTGTGCTAGAGACTGATGCTGCAGCGCCAACTGCCTGGTGAATTCCAGCAGTTGTTCATGGGTCAGTTGGCTTAAGTCAGGCAGCGTATTCATGACCGCAGTATGCCTGAGGTCATGACGCAGAGGAAATAGAACGTTTGGAGAATAGCAGAATGGAACAGCCTGGTTTAAAGCATCGTCACCACCTGCTGTCGTCCAATGCGCTGCCAGGGCAAACCTTGGATTAATGCCTGTAACTGTTCCGGGCTGAGGGCCACGGTTTCACCTTGGTGAACTTGAGCCCAGTGAAATTTGCCCTGTTCCAGCCGCCGGGCACACAGCCAGATGCCCAATCCATCATGTACCAGCACTTTCATGCGATGGCCACGTTTATTACAGAACAGGTAAGTACAATGCGGTTTGATGTAGCCAAAGGCTCTCACCACCTGAGCCATGGTCGTATCCATACCTGCACGCATGTCCATGGGCTGAGTAGACAACCAGATTTCATCAATGCGGATCATGTTGCAAGTGCCTTGAGTAATTCTGCCAAGGCAGGTATTTCTGATGTCTGCCATTTTAGCTGAATATCATTATTCGTATGAGGCACGGTGATACACAACGTGATCCTCTCATCAATAGGTTGGCTGATTGCAGCAGTGTAAGGCAAAGCAATAAATGCTGGATTCACATGAGTAGGATCCTGCACGGCACCCTCATGATGGCTGAAGATCCTGATCCAACGACTGACAAGGTTGGCATTAATACTATGTTGCAGTGCGACCGAAGCGATCGAGGTATTAGGATTTTTGCAGGCATTGACAATACTGAGTTTGAATTCTTTGCTGTATTTTCGGCGTTTTTTAGCAACAGGAGGTGTTGCTGAATATATATCCATGTTCAT